AAAAATTCTTATATGCGACAGGTATTGTTGGCGTGTTTGACAAAAATATCGAACAATATGAATAGTCCTTTGCGGTCCAAGGCGAAACTCGCACTGTCATTTTATAACACAACCACAAACAATCCGATTGCATCCTTTGCGACCCCGGCCCTATCTAATAGCGAAACCGCCTCATGGTCGTCGCCGTCCGTACCCAAGGTAAATGAGCCGCTAGCGCAGCGTTCGAAACCGATGCCTCCCAATTCCAAATGTATTCTGTTGGTAGATCAGTGGCTGAATCAGCGCAATACCGGAACAAAAATCGCCGAAAAGGGCAAGCCGACTGCTGCTGAATACGAGGCGTTCTTGACCAAGAACATTGGTCTGATTACACGTTCAGAGGCAGATGCGTGTTTGACATATGCGAATGTGAGTCCTATGCCCAGCTTTGGGCCTTTACCTACGGCAGTACCTGAACCCGGACCTACCCCAGTATCTGTCCCCACGCCGACATCAGTACCTGCGCCCGTGTCTACACCGACAGCAGTACCTGAACCTACGCCAACATTCATGCCTACGCCCGCACCTGTACCCGCGTTCGAACCGGTAGCCAAACCTGTCAGCCGCTGGCGGCCGGAGAACCTCGGATTACCAGCATCCACCGACGAGGTATTAGATGTGGAAGACACCCTTAGAGATTTGGCCATTACTGTGGATGTGAAAGTGACCCAAATACCGAACAATGTGCCCGGTCAGTTTGGTCCCCCGTCCGTCGAACTTTCCATCCTGGATTACAATGTATTAAGTAATTCGTCCAGCAGTTTCATAAATGACGAGCTGAAGTTATCCGAAGAATTAAAAACGGCAATGGCCGCGAATCCTATCAAAATCGACTTCACGATTACCAACAAATTGAGTCAAGTGGTGGAGGAACTGAAAATACCCAAGGATCAAAGCCTCAAAACGAAAACGGACAAAATTATTGACTATTTGAATACCAAAAAGCAAATTGCCGACATTAAATCCGAAATAAATAAATTCAGAGCGAGTGTGATGAAAAACGAACAAAACATAAAATCTATTTTGGAGAAATATCAAACCACCATTTCCGAACTGAATAAAATGAACCCGGATACGGCCGCACTTACCGCCATTTCAAGCGAAAATGCTGGTCAAATAGATGAACAATATGCATCCAATGTTGATACGATATTGCACAGTTATATTGATAAACTGACCTTCAATATTACGCTGATTTTATTAGAAAAGGTGGTTGGTTCAAATAATATTGTAGATGAATTGCAAAAGAAAAAACAGCCAATCGGCAATGTGAATGACCTGCTAAAATTACAAAATAAAAATGTTGCGGGTGGCTCTAAAAACTTCAAACAAACGGTACAAAAGGTCCAACAATTGATGAATACTAAACTCGGTGGGAAGAATTTGGTCATGAACCAGTTGAAACAAATTCGCGGTGAATCTGTCTAATCACGGCTTACCTGAAAAATACCAAACACCAACTGTACACATAAACACAGTAAGGGTACCAATGCAACACCTGCAACAGTTTCCGAAACATATCATGGTTTCATAGGAAAGTGGACAACAAACGCAACAATCTTCTTTGGGTGGTTGGTGTACTACTGGTTCAGGTGGCAACGCGCAGGTTTCGATATCATCAACTACAATATAATTTGAAGGCGATACAGAATATAATGAGTTTGGTAAAACGACCGGATGTATTTCAATCGCGGCAACCGGTTCACACTCGATAGCAATAATTGTATTTTGTGATGGTTTGGACTGTTCATGATAAAAATGATAAAAATGATGAAAAAATGTACAGGGCTTATTTTCCATTATTTCTTATCCGATGTATATAAACATATTATAATATGTTTATATAAAATGTTATCTTTTTTATTTTCGCATCCAACTATTGAAAAAGCGGACTTTGAAGACATCAAATATGCTATTCAAAAACCCACTGCTGTTGCTGCTGGCTCTGCCAAGGGAGAGGGTGCGATTTTGATTAATACTCTGCCCTCGCATGAACAAGATATATTGATTCAATGTACCATACATTCGAGCGAAGAAGAAAGAACCATCAACGAATTATTGAACAGTTATTCTTGCGATCCGAACGAAATAAGTATTATTGTTTATGGTAAGAATGCGAATGACCCGACAATAGAAAGAAAATATTATCAGTTGAAAAAACTGGGATTTCCGAGAGTGTATGTGTATTACGGTGGCATGTTTGAATGGGCCCTGTTGAATGAGCTGTATGGTGCCGATGAATTCCCCACCACCCAAAAAATACGAGATATACTGAAATTCAAATCTTCGCATTCTGCCATTATATCCAAGTACAAAATGTTGAAATATTAGAAAAATTTATCACATGGATCCGCATGTGATAAATTTTTATGGGTTTTTTGGGATTTATTGTGGGAATATTTCGCTCCATGCAGGGCTCGAACCTGCGACCTCGAGGTTAACAGCCTCGCGCTTCTAATCCAACTGAGCTAACAGAGCATATACTTCTTCCACACTATAACTAACCATATTCCTTTAAATACATTCTATCATAATAATTAATGTAAAAACTTTGGTAAAACATTTAGCGCTGTTAAAATATAAAGATATAACTATATATATAAATATATAATGGCATATTATCAAAAAATTACAACAGTCATGCAGCAAAACAATTGTAAACTTTTAACTACTGAAGATGAATTTATTGAAATCAAGAAAAGCGCGAAATTTCCAAAAGTCAAATATACGGCCAGCTGTGGACATAATCATGAAGTACATGTAAATGTTTTTATAAGCAGAAAAACTGGAATTATTTGTCCGAGTTGTATGAAAAAAAAAAATTGTATGATTAAAAGGGGATTAATGAATTGTGAAAACGGACAATGTGTGTTAACAAAAATGGAAGATGATGGTATTCAATACTTACAAACTATTTTGAACGAACAATTTGTAACAGATAAAACGAAGGAAGGTTGTTTGGCAGATATGGTAATCAAGCCCAAAAATATAGAAGAAGATGAATGGCTTTTGGTACAGGTAAAAACAACAACCAAACCACTGAGAGATTATGGATTTAACTGTAGTTCTAAATACAAAAATTGTATCATTATCTGTTTATGTTTAAGTGATAAACGCATGTGGATTTTAAATGGAAATGAAATTATTGTCAACCGTAAAATAGCGATAGGATTAAATAAATCAAAGTATAGTGACGATGAAGTAAATATAAATAATATTAGTGATTGCATTAGTAAATATTATGATTTGATGACACCAGTTGCATTTGATATTGCCAATTTACCACAGTCAATTTGTCAACAAAAAGAACAAGAATTTCGTAAACTGGCTGAAAGCAAATGTCCGTGTATAAAATTTGATTATCCAAACAAAAATCAAATGGTATACGATTTTACAATTAACGGATTCAAAATCCAAGAAAAAGTCGGTACTCTTCGCAAAGATCGTAAAGATGGTATTATGTTTAGTTTACATAAAAATGGCGGCGGAAAACAAAACGGTGTTCGAAAATTTAGACCTTACAATGAAGGTGATAATGATTTTTATTGGTTGAATTTTCCCAATAAAAAAAATTTTTACATTTTTCCCGAAAAGGAATTAATTAAACACGGCATACTTTCTACTCATAATCAAAAAGGAAAAAGAAATATTAGCATGACAGTATCAAAAATTAAAACCAACAAATATGATACAAAATATTTATTTGATTACGATAATTTGGATGAAAATAGACTAACAGAATTATTTGAAGTCAAAATATAATATCAATCAAAGTCCAACAAAAAAATGCATTATTCGGGAATCGAACCCGAGACTCACGCTTGGAAGGCGAACATTTTACCACTAAACTAATAATGCGGTGAAATATACACCCCAAATCCTTTATATAGTTTTATTTATTTTTATTATACAGCCAATATATATCCAAACAGTACATGTCCAATTCGGCAACTTCTTCTGTCGATGCTCTTCCAAGCAGCCATTGAACATACTTTTTTTCATGTTTTTGTCTCCAGAATGACCAACTTGCTTCTAAAATACCATAATTCTTACAAAAATGGTGTCGAAAATAATCCTTTTGTGCACCCACATAATCATCAATATGATCCGTAATTCCTTGAATTGAAAACACATTGTAAATTGTTTCCAGTGTAAATTTAGTTATGCGAAGAAATCGAATAGGACAGGCCATCATTACATTTTATAAATATTTTTATATTTAACTTCTTTTCGTGAAATCACCTGAAATGTTATTTTGCAAAATTGATTTTGGAAAATAATTTAATGACAAGACCACATACTATATTAGCACCAATTTAAATCATGGATCTCACTCAGAGTAAACTCACCAAAGTGGAATGGGGGAATGCAGAAATCCCGGTTTCTGAAACTGAAAAGACCATCTTGAAACTCATCAAAGATGGCTACGAAAATGTCAATATTCGTTCCAACATCAACCAGTCGTTGTTCCAGAGTATGAAAGTAGAACACAGCGTGGAAAACGAGATATTTTTATACAAAAAATACTTCGAAAAGGACATCATGTCACTTTGCGAAAAATACAACAAAAAATTAAAGATTCCGATTGTTTTTCAGACCATTTCTGCTAGTTCCAAACAACCCAAAAAAGCGGATATTATTCGCATTGAGTACATGGATAAAACCTTGGAATCAAAAAAAACAGAAATTTTCGAATATATTCTCTTCAATTTCTGTGTGGATATTATCAAATCAATCGCCAGTAAAAACAACAAATATGCCTTTGCGCTTTATACTATCATCCAACTAAAAAAATGCACCATTCCTTACACTAATGTATATGTGATGCAGTTTGTCAACCATATTATTCAGTACACCAACAAACAGGTTACGATTTCCGAGGTTATTCTTCAGGCGCACGAATTTGTCGAGAAAAACCCGTATCTCTTGAAATACGAGGACATGATCCTCTTCAATCATCAGAAACAGCTATTTACTATCATGAAGCAGAAACCAGAAGTGCCGAAACTGGTATTATATATTGCCCCGACCGGAACTGGCAAGACACTTTCGCCGATTGGTATATCGGAACAATACCGGGTCATCTTCATTTGTGTGGCCAGACACATCGGCCTCGCACTTGCCAAATCGGCGATTACCATGGGTAAGAAAATTGCCTTTGCATTTGGGTGTGAAACCGCCTCGGACATTCGTCTGCATTATTTTGCGGCTTCTAATTACAGTGTGAATAAGCGTTCGGGGGCGATCGCCAAAGTAGACAACAGTGTGGGTGACCGGGTCGAAATCATGATCTGTGATGTGAAATCCTATCTTACTGCGATGCATTACATGTTGGCTTTCAACGAAGAGACCAACATTGTGACTTATTGGGATGAACCGACCATTACCATGGATTATCCCGAACATGAACTACATCAATCTATTCACGAAAATTGGAAACAAAACAAGATTTCCAAGATGGTGTTGTCGTGTGCTACACTACCGAAGGAGGCGGAAATCGCTGCCACGATTGCGGATTTCAAAGAAAAATTCGATCTGGCAGAAGTACACACGATTGAGAGTTATGATTGCCGTAAATCGATTTCACTGTTGAATAAGGAAGGGAAGTGCATTTTGCCACACACGGTTCCCGAATTTTCGGATTACAAACAACTCATGCAATCCATTGCCCACTGCGAAGAAAATAAGACACTGTTGAGATATTTCGACCTTTCCGAAATTATCCGTTACATCAAATATATCAACCAAGTTTCTCAAAATTTGGATTCGAATATTTTAGATTTGGAGTTTCGCGCCGATGTGTATTTTACCAGTATTTCGGAAATCACGATGAATTCACTGAAGGAATATTATTTGAAGACCTTTCGTCATATCAATCCAGACAAGTGGTTCAATATTCACGATCATCTCATGAAAACCCAATCCTCCAAGTTCAGCAGTGAGCCGATTGCACCACCACTCACGCGCAGTCAAAGTGTACAATATACCCATAAATCGAGTGATGCGATCACCAAGTCGCGAAGCATGAACGACGGCTTGCACGGTCCAAATAAGGTGACACCGGGGGTTAGCAGTAGCGGGATTTTGTTGACAACCAACGATGCTCATACATTGACGGATGGACCGACCATCTTCTTGACTGAAGATGTGGAAAAAATTGGCAACTTTTACATCCAAACCTCCAAGATCCCCGAAGTGATTTTTGGTCGCATCATGGAAAAAATCGACAGAAACA